TGACCGCTTACGACCGCGCCTACATCGGCCAGGTTGCGAGCTTCGACACCTTCAAGCTCGACTACGCCAACCGTATCGCTGCGGCTGCTGGTGGTGGAAGCATCACGATCAACACGTCGTCCGGTGCGAACGCCTACATCCCCAAGGCAGTGACCTCGTCCCCGACGACCGCTGAACGCCTCAACGTGGACAACCGTTACCAGACGGTGACCGTGTCGAGCAGCACCAATGTTGTGGCAGGCGACTGCTTCACCATCGCTGGCGTGAACGCTGTTCATCACATCACCAAGCAGGACACCGGCCAGTTGAAGACCTTCCGCGTCATCAGCGTTCCCGTTGGTGGCACGACGCTGGTCATCAGCCCTCCCATCATCTCCAACCAGTCTGAGAACGACACCGCTGCAACGGCTGAGTACCAGAACTGTGTGGTGAATGTGAAGTCTTCGACCAGCGCCATCGTGTTCCTGAACACTGCGGCAGCTCCGATCAACTGCTTCTGGCAGAAGGACGCTATCGAGATCCTCCCGGGTCGCTACGCTGTCCCTCAGGACGCAGGTGCAAACGTGATGCGCGCTTCCACCGATCAGGGCATTGAACTGGTCATGCAGAAGCAGTACGACATCAACACCATGAAGACTCGTTATCGTCTGGATACGATCTTCGGTGTGGTCAACAAGCAGCCCGAAATGACCGGGATCATCTTGTTCGGCCAGCCGTAAGCTGACTCACACAGGGGGAGGGTGGTTGACTCCGCCCTCCCTCTTGTGTATCAACTCTTTATGCCTCTCAAAAAAGGATACTCGCAGAAGACGATCTCCAAGAACATTTCCAAGGAGATGAAAGCTGGTTACCCGCAGAAGCAAGCCGTCGCGATGGCCCTCAGTTCTGCCCGTAAATCCCGTGCTGCTGCTGGTGTACCTGTTGGGAGGATGCGGAAGTAATGGAATTTCCAACCATTGTTTACAAGGTTCCTGGCAAGCATTTGCGCCCGCATGGCACATACGACTACGCCGGAGTCAACACGCAGGAAGAGTTCGATGCGAAGCTGAGTGAAGGTTGGTTTGAAAGCCTTCCTGCTGCCATTGAAGGAAAGCCCGCCAAGCCCGTAGAGGCGGCCTCTGAGCCCGTTTTGGACGACAACGCTCCTCCTACCAGGGAAGAGTTGGAAGCCAAGGCTACAGAGCTTGGAATCAAGTTTGATGGCAGGTATTCTGACAAGAAGATCGCCCAGATGATCGACGAAGCACTCGCCAAATAACATGGCCTTTACCAAGAGACAGATTATTGAGCAGGCGTTCGAGGAGATCGGACTGGCTTCGTATGTGTTCGACATCACGCCAGACCAGCTTCAAAGCGCACTCAGGCGTCTCGATCTTATGGTGGCTTCTTGGCAGGCGATGAATATCCAGATCGGGTATCCGCTGCCGGCCAGCCCGGACAACAGCAACATCGACGAGGAGATTCAAACTTCACTCAACAACAATGAGGCTCTGGTTCTTAACCTTGCTGTTCGTCTTGCTCCTGCTTACGGAAAGTCTCTGTCGCCCGATACGAAGACTACTGCGAAAGCTCTCTACAACCAGCTTCTGATCGAGGCCGCGATGCCTTACGAGCAGCAGTTTGTGAGGACGCTCCCGCTTGGTGCTGGCTTCAAGCGCACTGACCAAGTGTTTGTCAACGTCCCAGACCTCAACCCGCTCATCGTTGAAAACAACGATCAGATGCTCTTCAAGAACTCTTAGCCATGGCTATCGAACGCTTGTCCCTGCTGGACACAATCACTGCGAGCACCTACTTCGCAGTTAATGTTAACAATCAGGATTATCGTACTGCTGCCAGTACTGTGGCTGAGTACATCAACTCTCAAGGCTCCTCTGGGGACGGCAAGATCATCCAGTACGCTGGCCCTACTGCTACGGGGTTCACTGTCACGATCACTGACAGCAGTGCGAGCACTTGGTTGGTCCTGACGCCCAACGCCACCTTGGCTGCCGGCACGATCATCCTGCCGAATGTCGCCAACTGCGTGGAGCAACAAGAGATCCTTGTGAGTTCGTCTCAGACTGTAACTGCTCTGACGATCAACCTGAATGGTGCTCTTGGCGTTGGAACTCCTACGACCATCTCCTCTGGCGGCTTCTTCAGGCTTCGCTTTGAACCAATTCTCAAGACCTGGTATCGTGTTGGCTAACTGCAACTGACTTATGGGACTCGCTTTTCAACCTGCTTACAACCTCGGCGTCACTGTCACGCCGAATGTCACATCTCAATCCATTACTCTGGGACTTACGTCCGAATCGTTGGTTTTTACGAACTTGGGGTCTACTGTTGTCTACGTTCGCGTAGGCACTGCGACATCTGGGACGCCTGCTACGACCGCCGGCTATCCCGTGCTCGTGGGATCCCAAGTGAGCATCGGTAAAGACCAGGACGATGACACGGTGTCGTTCATCTCTCCCGCCGGGGCCGGTTCACTACACATCATCCAAGGGATTGGCCTGTGATTCGTTTCCTGTCCAGACGCAGGTCTAAAACGCCGGCGACGGTTGGTGGGGTAACCCCTCCGCCTCCCGGCACGTTTACTTACCTGCGTCCAGATGCGACCTCTCAGTTCAAACGTCCTGACGGCACCTCAATCTACATCAGACCCTAGCCATGCCAGACCTTACAGTTTCAGCCGACATTGACTCCTTCATGCAGTCCGCTAACAAGGCTGCTGCTGTCTCGTTTTTAGGAGCACTCACAACCGCCCAGATTGCGGGGCTTTCGACCACTGCGCCTGCGGCTCTTGCCACTGCTCCAGTAATTGGCTTGAGCACATTTGCCTCTCCTGCTGACCATCAGCATGTGTTTCCTACCGCTGCGCAGGTTGGAGCGTTGAGCACTGCTGATATTGCCGGGCTGTCCACGACGGCTCCCGCTGCGTTGGCTACGACTCCTGTTGTGGGGCTGAGCACTTTTGCCGCACGGGCAGACCACCAACATCAGTACAGCCCTACCTCTAGTCAGGTCTTCACGACCTCTGGAAACTATACCATTCCTGCTGGTGCATTTGCGATCGGTATGGAACTTTTGGGGGGAGGTGCTGGAGGAGGCTCTGGAAGGAGAAATGCATCAGCAACGGTTGTGCGATGCGGTGGAGGTGGCGGAGGTGGTGGAAGTTACTTTTCAACGATCGTGCCTGTGAGCGCGATTGGTGGTGTTGGCGCTGTGATCCCGATTGGGATTGGTGCAGGTGGTGCTGGTGGAACAGGTGTTACTGTTGATTCTGACGGCGCTCCAGGCTCCCCGGGTGGAAGCACTACCTTCGGCTCATTCTTCACAGCGCTTGGCGGTGGAGCCGGATCTGGTGGAACCGCAACAAGCGGAAATGGTGGGGTTGCTGTTTTGGCCTCAAACGCAGGAGGTTCCGCAGCTACAAATGGCGGCGCTGGCGGGATTGGGCTACCAATCTCAACATATGCACCAACCATGCGCGGAGGCGCTGGAGGAGGCGCTGGAGGAGGTCTTAGTGTTGCAAATGCACCCTTTCAAGGCGGCGCAGGAGGACGTTCTAGCGTTTTAAATATTGCAGGTGGAGCAGGTGGATCAGTAGGCACAAATGGAACCGCTGGAACTGCAAATGCAAATGCTGCTTCTGGAATCTTTGCTCCGGGCTCTGGAGGAGGCGGCGGAGGATCAAGCGCAGCCGGAATTGCAGGCAATGGCGCTGCTGGAGGTTTTCCGGCTAGTGGTGGCGGAGGTGGAGGAGCTACTCAAACAGGCACACAGTCTGGCAGTGGTGGCACTGGCGCAGATGGCATGGCAATCATCACAGCTTACTTCTAAGCATGAAATACGCAGTAATCAGTTCCGAAACAAACATCGTGGAGAACGTCGTTATTTGGGACGGCGTGACTCCTTGGACTCCTCCTGCTGGCTACTACGTTGAGCCAATCGGAGACTCTGGTGCGGGAATCGGCTGGAGCTACATCAACGGTCAGTTTGTTCCTCCTCCTCCAACTCCTGAAGATGCCTAAAAAACAAGTCAACCTGTCTGTCGCCCGAGGCGAGAAACTGCCCGTGTCCAAAGGAGCAGGACTTACTGCCAAGGGACGCGCCAAGTACAACGCGGCAACCGGCAGCAACCTTAAGCCACCGGCTCCTCATCCTAAGACCGAGAAAGACGCAGCCCGCAGGCGCTCTTTTTGCGCCAGAATGGGTGGAATGCCTGGGCCTATGAAGGACGAGAAAGGCCGGCCAACTCGCAAAGCTGCAAGTATGAAACGCTGGAACTGCAAATGAAAAAGGGTCTATACAGTAATATTCATGCTAAACGTGAACGCATTGAAGCCGGCTCAAAGGAGCGGATGCGCAAGCCGGGATCCAAGGGAGCACCCACTGCTGCTGCGTTTAAAGCTGCTGCCAAGACTGCGAAGAAGAAGTAATGCAAGTCCCAATCCTCAACGGCATCTACACTGACACCGCTGGGGATTTCCGCGTGGAATACCCGCGCAACATGGTGCCAGTCATTCTGAACACTGGCATCTCTGCCGGCTACTTTCGCCCAGCAGACGGGATTGTGAGCCTAGGCACTGGTCCCGGCATTGACCGTGGAGCGATCGAATGGCAGGGCCTGCTTTACCGTGTGATGGGCACGAAGCTCGTGTCGATCTCTAGTACGAACGTCGTGACTGTCATCGGGGACGTTGGTGGCACTGGTCAGGTGACGTTCGACTACTCGTTCGACTACTTGGCAATCGCATCAGGCGGCAATTTATTCCTGTACCGTCCAAGCACTGGGCTCCAACAGGTCACAGATCCCGACCTCGGCACAGTCATCGATGTCGTCTGGGTGGATGGCTACTTTATGACGACAGACGGCGAGTTCCTGATTGTGACGGAACTCAACAACCCGTTTGCTGTCAACCCACTCAAGTACGGCTCTTCTGAAGCAGATCCTGACCCTGTTGTCGCGCTCCTAAAGGTCCGCAACGAGGTCTACGCGCTCAACCGGCATACCATTGAAGTCTTCGACAACGTGGGAGGCAGCCTGTTTCCGTTTCAACGTGTAGAAGGAGCCCAGGTACAACGTGGAGCCATCGGGACACATGCCTGCTGCCTGTTCATGGAATCCATCGCATTCATCGGTGGAGGACGTAACGAGGCTCCTGCTGTCTGGCTCATTAGTGGCAGTAACGCTCAAAAGATCTCCACTCGGGAGATTGACTTGATCCTCGAAGAGTTCACTGAGACTCAACTCTCCAACGTGCTCGTCGAGTCCCGGGTAGACAAGGGCTACAGGCACCTTTACATCCACCTT